GATTATCTAATCACTGTAGACGTTGCTAGAGGGGTAGGAAATGATTACTCGGCGTTTGCTGTCGTGGATATTACAGAGTTTCCTCATAAAGTTGTGGCAAAATACAGAAATAATGAAATAAAACCAATGCTATTTCCTAGCATTATTCACGAAACAGCAACAGCTTATAATAACTCTTATATTTTATGTGAAGTTAATGATGTTGGGGATCAGGTTGCAAGTATTCTACAATATGATCTTGAATATAATAATCTTTTGATGTGTTCTATGCGAGGTAGAGCGGGTCAAATTGTTGGACAGGGATTTTCTGGTAAGAAAACTCAACTTGGGGTAAAGATGTCTAAAACCGTGAAAAAGGTTGGATGTCTTAACCTCAAGACAATGATTGAGGAAAATAAACTTTTTCTAAATGATTATGAAATAATTGCGGAACTAACGACGTTTATTCAAAAGCACAATTCCTTCGAAGCAGAAGAAGGTTGCAATGACGATTTGGCTATGTGCTTAGTGATTTATGCTTGGTTAGTGGCACAAGATTATTTTAAAGAACTTACAGATCAAGATGTAAGAAAAAGATTATATGAAGAACAAAAAAATCAGATAGAACAAGATATGTCTCCATTTGGATTTATTTCAGATGGAATAGATGCCAATGCAAGTTTTGTTGATCCTGAAGGTGATAGGTGGTATGTCGATGAATATGGAGATAGATCATATATGTGGGAATATATGTGAATGGATATAGACAAACAATTAAAACTTGGACATCTTTTACTGACTGATAGAAAATGTAGAGTATGTAAAGAAATAAAAAATTTAGTAGAAGATTTTTATAGAACAAGAAAAGATAGAGGTCCTGTTGCATCTTCATACTCATACGAATGTAAAGAATGCACTATAAAAAGAATTATTGATTCAAATAAAGATTCAAAAAAGTCGTATTTTTGGGAATATCCAGATTGGTAGATATTCACGTCACATTTCCCCCGTGAAAAGTAACTTTTTAATAAATATTTTTTAGATAAACTGAGATTTACGGAGAAAAACATGGCGACTCCTCAATTATCTCCCGGTGTACTTACGAGGGAAGTAGATTTAACAGTTGGGAGAGCTGAGAACGTATTAGATAATATTGGTGCTATCGCAGGACCTTTTGCGATTGGACCAGTAGAAGAAATTATTGACATCAGCACAGAACAAGATTTAGTCAATAACTTCGGAAAACCAATCTCAACAGATGCTCAGTATGAGTACTGGATGAGTGCAGCATCATATCTTTCATATGGTGGTATTCTTAAAGTTGTAAGAACTGATGGAAGCACTCTTAATAACGCAAACGCTGGCGTTGGAATTGCTTCAACAACTTCACTAAAGATCAAAAACTACGATAACTACAACTCTAGTTTTATTGATGCTACCAACTTTACATATGCTGCAAAAACCCCAGGCAAATGGGCAAACAATCTAAAAGTTTGCACTATCGATGATTTAGCGGACCAAAGAGTTGCTATCACCACTACTAATCCTGGCGCACTAGGTGCTATTATTGGATATGGCGTAACTACAGCGATTACTAACGTCGTTTTACCTGGTGCAGGCACAACCTCACTCTTTAATGGTTATTTGAAAGGTATCATTACTGGTATTACCACTGATGCTACTAATTCAAATAGCACTATTGATATTAAAGTACTTTCAAGAGTCTCTGCCGCAGGAACTGAAACCCCAGTTACTTATGCACAGGGCAACTCAATTCAATCCTTTGAAGCAGCAGATACTCTTTATTTTGTAAACAACTCAGGTATTAACACTGGTTCTACTGCATCAGCGGTAACAGTAGTTGATTGGTATGACCAACAAACTCTTGGTCTTACAAACTCAATCATTTATTGGAAGTCTATTGCTCCTAAACCAGCATCAAACAACTATTCCGTCCAAAGAAACGGAAAGAATGATGCAATGCACATTGTTGTTGTTGATGACACTGGTTCTATTACCGGAATTCAAGGAAATATTCTTGAAAAGCACATCAGTGTTTCGAAAGCATCTGATTCTGTTTCCTCTGTAAATTCTCCACAGAAGATCTGGTATAAGAACTATCTTGCCAACTTCTCGCAATACATTTACGCAGGTTACAATCCATCACTTGCAAGAGACTCTCAGTGGGGATCCAATCCAGTTGCAACTGGATTCTCTTCTGCTTTCACTCCATTTACCCTACCTCAAGGTCAATGGGGACAAGAAGCACAAGGAGTAACTTTCAGTGCTATTGGAAACGTTGCATATAACTTTGGAGGAGGAGTTGATTATTCTGCAAATGGCGGAATGTCCGCATCTCTTGGAGATCTTGTAAGTGCTTATGATCTATTCTCAAATAAAGATAGAGTTGCAGTAGATTTCTTAATTAATGGACCAGGACTTGCAAATGAGTCCGATTCACAGGCAAAGGCAAACAAACTAATCTCACTTGCAGAAGGAAGAAAAGATTGCGTTGCTGTTGTTTCTCCTCATAGAGCGAATGTTGTTGACTTAACAAACACAACAACTCAAACTAATAATGTAATCAGATTCTTCAGTGCTCTCTCCTCTTCATCTTATGCAGTTTTTGATAGTGGTTATAAGTATACCTACGATAGATTCAATAATCTATTCAGATACATTCCTTGCAATGCCGACATTGCTGGTTTGATGATGAGAACAAATATTAATTCTTATCCTTGGTATTCTCCTGCAGGTCAGCAAAGAGGTGTTCTGAATAATGCAATCAAACTTGCATATAATCCCTCCAAAGATCAAAGAGATCTACTTTATACTGCAAGAGTTAATGCCATCATCAGTCAACCTGGAATTGGCATTTACCTCTTTGGTGATAAGACTGCTCTAGGATATGCATCTGCATTTGACAGAATCAATGTTCGTCGTCTGTTCTTAACCATTGAACAAGCACTTGAGAAAGCATCCCAGGCACAACTCTTTGAACTCAACGATCAGATTACAAGAGCAAACTTTGTAAACATCGTTGAACCTTATCTAAGAGATGTTCAAGCAAAGAGAGGTCTATACGACTTCCTGGTAATTTGCGATGAGACTAATAACACTCCAGATGTAATTGATAATAATGAATTTAGAGCTGACATCTTCCTGAAGCCAACAAAATCTATTAACTATGTAACTCTGACGTTCGTTGCTACCCGAACAGGTATTAGTTTTGAAGAAGTAGCAGGTAGAGTTTAATTAATTTTGCAATAACCACATAAGGAGGAACTAAAAATGTCTAGTCTCAGAACAATCACAGGATTCAAAGAAAGACTTGCAGGTGGTGGCGCAAGACCCAATCTATTTGAGGTTGAAATCCCATCCTTCCCAGCACCTATTACCAATCTATGGAAGGCAGGTGCTGGTCAAGAAATTGACACCTTCAAGTTCTTATGTAAGGCAGCGGCACTTCCCGCATCAAACGTCGCGCCAATTGACGTTCCATTTAGAGGACGTATTCTAAAAGTCGCTGGTGACAGAACTTTTGATACTTGGAACATTACAATTATCAACGATGAAGACTTTAAACTGAGATCTGCATTTGAACTATGGATGAACAATATTAGCAAACTGGATAATAACAGTGGTGCCACTAATCCAAGTTCTTATATGACTGATGCTTATGTTCATCAACTCGGAAGAGGTTATGATAAGGGAAAATTTTCTACCACGAATAATGGGGGAAATGACACAACTTTGGAAACTAATATTTCTCCACTGAGAACATATAAGTTCCATAGTATCTTCCCAACAAATGTTAGTACAATTGATCTTTCATATGATTCTTCAGATACTATTGAAGAGTACAGTGTAGAATTCCAAGTTCAATACTGGACTGCCGGAAAGGGTGCGAATAAGAATGACGCAACCAACGTTTTAATTAGTTGATAAATATTAGAATAAAGACCAATCAAATAAATTATGGCAAGACTATTTGGATTCTCTATTGAGGATAATGAACCACTATCTCCAAGTACGGTCTCTCCCGTTCCTCCAAACAATGAGGACGGGTCAGACCATTACCTGAGTAGTGGTTTTTTTGGTTCATATGTTGATATTGAAGGTGTCTATAGAACAGAATTTGATCTAATCAAAAGATATCGCGAAATGGCACTTCACCCAGAATGTGATAGTGCCATTGAGGATATTGTAAATGAAGCAATCGTATCAGATACAAA